CTGGGATAAGGACATTGCTGACACTGGCCTTGTCGAAGCTACCAACCCAAGCCTAGAGCCATCCCTTAGCCTAACCTTTGAAGGTGTCGGCACTAATTCGTTTGTTGTTAATGATTGGAGTGAGTAATGGGAACGAAGACGTATAACAACTACGAAGATCTCTTAACCTTCACCAGAGCCTCTAAAGGCCATGCGTTGCGCCCTGTTAGCTATGGGACTGAGCTTGTTACTAATGGGGATTTCTCAGACGGGACTACTGGGTGGATTTTAAAAAGTAACGCAACTATCGCAGTGGTAAATCAAGAGCTGGAAGTAACCGTAACAGGTTCTGGAGGAGGCTTTTCAGATAACAGTCAAGGCATGACAACTACTGTTGGCAAAATCTACAAGGTTACTTTTGATGCAAGGACTGGCACCTACAGCGGAGATTTCGCGTTAATCATAAACACAACTGCTGTTTTGTATGAAACGCTGTCGCCAGATATGACAACCTACGAATATATTTTTGTCGCTGATTCTTCTGACTTTGATTTAGAGTTTGCTAGAGCAAGTGCTTCGACAGGTACTGTGTACTTCGATAACGTCTCCGTCAAAGAAGTCCTCTTCGACCAACCAGACGGCACCCTAACGCTGTTCGAGCATCCCAATAACATCCCTCGTGTAGAGTACGATGCAGACGGTAACAGGCTGGGCTTGTTGGTTGAGGAGGCTAGGACTAATCTGGTTACCTATTCTGAGGACTTTACTGAATCTTCATGGGGTAAATTTGATACAACAATTTCTGCGGATGCAACCGCTTCACCAGACGGAATTAATAATGCAGATAAAATAATAGAAGGTTCTGGAAGTAGTATTCATCGGATAAATACTGCGGCCACTATTGTGTCTGGAACATCGTATACAGCATCGGCCTTTGTTAAAGCAGACGAGCGCTCAATAGTTTTGCTACGAACTAACAATGGCTCAACAGATGAAGACACTTATTTTGATTTATCTTCTGGATCAATAACGTCAGGATCTGGTTTGATTTCTGATCTTGGCAATGGATGGTTTCGAGTATCAAGAACTTTTACAGCTTCTGCGTCAACAACCTCAAGTTTTATTTACCAAGTTCTTTTGGTTTCTTCGGGAACAACAACATCTTATGCAGGTAACGGCACCTCTGGCATTTACATCTACGGCGCTCAACTCGAAGCAGGTAGCTTCCCCACCAGCTACATAAAGACTACAGGAAGCACTGCAACACGCTCTGCTGATGTGGCTAGTATCCCTGTGGCTGACTTTGGGTTTAATGCTAGTGCGGGTTCGTTTGTGCTAGATGCTAGTTGGGCAGGTAACAGTCCAGACGTTAGTACACTTGTTCATTTAGGTGACACTAGTGATAGACATTTAGTTTATTACAACAACGGTTTTTATCGCTATCAAGTTAAAAGCGGGAACGTCGTTACTGTTCAAATGGTAGCTTCGGGATCAGAAGAAAACGACGTTGTTGCGGCCTCTTACAAAAAGGACTCGTACTTCTTTGGCGATGGCAGTGCAATAAATAGCGACACGTCAGGAGATTTGCCCACAGAGGTTCTAACTACGTTAGACATAGGCGGCTACTCAAGCGATAACCACTTTAACGGGCATATAAAGTCGATTAAATATTATCCGCGACAACTTACGAGCGCACAATTGGGAGATTTAGTGTAATGACAGAAGAAGTAATCGTTGAAGCACCCAAGCGTGACTTCTACCTAAAGCTAACCGCTGAGTCAGATATGCCTACTGTGCTGGCTGACTTTTATCAGCAGGACTACATCACAGTAGTTGATGATGAGGGTAACGAGACGCAGACACCAGACGGCGACCCCTACCTTGTAACCCACACTCACGACTACGCTATCGACGTAGTAGGCGTAATCTACGAGCCAACAGGCAATATGCTGACTGACGACGAAGGCAATGAGTACCCTGAGATGGCACCTGTTGATGGCTGGCACGTAAACATGAGACTCGTGGGCGATGCTGTACGTGAGACTGTAGAGGCACTGGACGAGACACACGGGGTTACACCTGAGACACCTATGAGAGTTTGGTTGTAAAACTCCGCTCGTTTGCAATAGTTGCCGCGTGGTAAAATAGCCCATCACTGTATGGGCTTTTTTATGCTTGATCCTATTACCGCCGCCGCTGGATGTGTCAAAGCCTACAGCACTGTAAAAAGCATGGTTGCGGCTGGGAAAGAGGCGCACGATGTTTTGTCGCAGATTGGCGTTTGGTGGGGGCATTACAGTGACGCGATGGAGTGCGACAAGAAAGATCCGTCGCCCTTCCGCAAGGTGGTATTTGCTAAGAGCGTACAGGCTGAAGCCTTAGAACGCTTTGCCAGACAGCAAAAGCTAAGAGCGCAAAGGCGCGAAATCGTTATGCTAATTAAGTATACCTATGGCGATGACGGCCTAGAGGAGTTCAGACAGCTACAAAAGACTATCAGCCGAGAACGTGAGCTGACGATTTACAACCGAAAGAGACTGAAAGAGAAAATACTGGCAGGAATCCTTGGTATAATCGGAGTCATACCCATTGTATTTTTGATTTGGTTAATTATTGATAAGGGCGGTAAATGAGATGGATGTTGCACAGGAAGCACTGATTAAACTAGAGGCGCACGAGAAAGAGTGTCTGATCAGATACGAGAACATCCAGCGCCAGCTTGATGAACATAACGTTCGCTTCGATAAGCTAGATGCCGCAATGAACCGCCAGCTCATAGTTATTATGACTGTCATCCCGTTAGTGATTGGCGTCATAGAGTTCATCCGATAATGTTTCAGTTTTCACCTCACCGCCCGAGTACGGCTATGTACTTGGACATCGCTCGCGGTGTCATCCCTAACAGCAAGATCATTCACAAGTTTGGCGCTAATTTCGACATAGATCAGAACACCGATCCCGAAAGTATTTGGAGTGGCGGCGGCCCGTACCCTTGGGCGTCACTTGCAACGGCACAGACGATTTACGCCATATCGACTAGCGCTTTAGACACGACAACGCTAACAATCGAGGGACTTGATGCCGACTACAACGAGCAGTCGGAAACCGTCACCTTGAACGGCCTGACAGCGGTGGCTACAAGCAACACTTTTATCCGCGTTTTCCGCATGAAATACGACGATCTCAATGTTGGCACGATTACTGCGCGGGTTACGTCTGGCACAGGCACTGTCGTGGCTCAGATTGAGGCAGGCGATGCGCAGTCGCTTATGGCTGTTTACACTGTACCCGTTGGGTATTCAGGGTATCTAATTAATTTCGACGTAACTATCGACTCAAAGAAAGACTGCACGGTGATGCTATACACGCGCAGAATAAACGGAGAGCCATTTAGAATCACTCACATGGCTGAAACTTCGGGCCACTATCGTTATGACTTTACAGCGCCGCTACGGTTTAGAGAAAAAACCGACATTGACGTGCAGGTAGATAACGTCAGCGCTAACGATTCGAGCGTAACGGCTAATTTTGATCTGATACTGATAAGGGACTACTAATGTGGCAAGCACTGATCGGCCCTGTCGTTAATTTAGTTGGGGGACACTTTGAAAGAAAGTCTGAAGAAAAGCGCGCAGTACATGAGCGCAAAATGGAAACAATTAAGCAGGACGCGAATTGGGAAAATATTCATGCAGGCAACGCTGGGAATTCTTGGCGCGATGAGTTTTTTAGTGTTTTGTTTGCTCTCCCTATTACTCTATGTTTCTTTCCTGATTTCGTACCCTATGTACGCGATGGCTTTGAAGTTCTACAATCCATGCCTGATTGGTACAAGGGAATGCTGGGGGCGCTTGTCATGTCGAGCGTCGGCATTCGCGGCATTAGTAAGTGGAAAGGATAATGTATAAATATTTTCACGAGTCCGAATTTCGCTGTCGTGAGACGGGCGAGAACGACATGAAACCAGAATTTATAGCCATGCTAGATTCGCTCCGTGAGCGTTGCGGCTTTAGCTTCACGGTTAGTAGCGGATTTCGCTCAGTGCATCACACGGCAGAGCGCAACAAAGAAAAAGGCGGAACTCATACGCAAGGAATCGCCGCAGACATTGCAGTGTCTAACGGCGAGCAACGCATGATGATTGTTAAAGAAGCTTTAGCAATGGGCTTTGGTGGCATAGGTGTTGCTAAGTCTTTCGTGCACGTCGACATGCGCACCACCGCCCCAGTTATGTGGACTTACGGCTAGTTTTTATTATTAAGCCATTCTAAAACTTCTTTTTCAGTTTCGCTCATTATACCGATAGCCGCATAATATTTATGGCGGCTAGTAATATGATCAAAGTCTAATGTAAGTGTTTTCTTACAAAGATGAATAAGCAATCCTTCAAAATCGCCAAACCCCACAGAATCTTGTGTAGTGTATTCCTCATCTACGTCTAAAACTTTGCCTAACAATAGCCCTGCGTAGAATAGCCTCAACTCTTCTTTAGTTAGTTTCACTTGCATATCTATTTCCCTTGTTAAGTAACTATGCAAAAGTCTATAAGGTAATAATAATAAAGTAAACGAAAAACTAATTTAAATTAAAAAAAACTTACCTTTTATTAGTTTTTTGTTGTATAGTTCTTACTGTTCCACGTGGAACTTACAAGGGAGAAAGAAATGCAATTAGATGAACAAATAGTTCAGTACAGCGAGATTATCGACAAGCTAGACGAGGCTCTAGCAGAGCTTATCAAAGCTGACCAAGACTTTGGCCTGACCGATATTCAAGGTCAATCGGTTATTCATTTAAAGCAAATTTATGACGCCATGATCGGCGACATTTTAGATTTGGAGGCTACTTATGACTAAACAATTTATAGAGCCACAGCTAATTAAGTCGGACTTACTTGATGAGCTTGACTCACTAGTAGGCCAGCTTAAAAACCTGACGGCCTATAAGCCGCAACCGTTTCACCTCCAAGAGGCGGCAATGGATGCCCGCATGTCAGACTTCCTAGAGCTTGCAGAGCAAGACTACATAAAGGGGTGGACTGACTGCGAGCAAGGCATTAAGCACCAATCAGGACAGCCACAAGCGTACAACGCAGGCTATGCCGATTGTTACGACTACGAAAACCAAGGAGGCATATAATGAGCGATGGCGTAGTTAAAATCCACGGTAAGGAGTACAAGACGGTAGCGAAGCGCGTTGCCGACTTCCGTGACAAATTCCCTAACCACACGTTAGTGACTGAGCTGATATCAGCAGACGATGAGCGCGTGGTTATGGTTTCCAAGGTTTATGACTCAGAAAACCACTTAGTGTCTACAGGATGGGCAGAGGAGCGCAGAGACGCGTCTAGGCTTCATGGCACATCATCACTCGAGATATGCGAAACAAGCGCCTGTGGCCGCGCTGTAGCCTTCCTACATCGTGACTTGATGGGGACGGAGATAGCATCAGCCGATGAGGTGGCAAACGCTATCCAACAGCAAAATGGTGGCGACTTCCTAGAGTTTATGGAGGCAGTCCGAGAAAACTTTGATTGGGTTATGTACGCCAAGACAGCAATCGCCAACGAGGATTGGCAGTCACTGGCGGCTATCTGGGGCGACATAGATCACGAGACGATGGCGACTCTGTTTAGAGCACCGACAAAAGGCGGCATTTTTACCACCGAAGAACGTGCGGCGTGCAAGGGTAACGACGCATTTAATCAAGCAAGAAAGGAGTTAGCTAATGGCTAGTGGAATCAACAAGGCGATTATTGTCGGTAACTTAGGCGATGACCCGAAAACGAGCGTATTGCCGCAGGGCGGTGCAGTGACAAATTTTAGCGTTGCAACTAGTGAGTCTTGGAAAGACAAGAATACTGGGCAGATGCAGGAGCGCACAGAGTGGCACAAGGTTGTCATGTTTAACCGTTTGGCAGAGGTAGCAGGCGAGCACTTGTCAAAGGGCTCTAAAGTGTACGTCGAGGGCAAGATTCAAACGCGCAAGTGGAAAGATCAATCAGGTCAAGACCGCTATACAACTGAGATTGTAGGCAATCAGATGCAGATGCTAGATAGCAAAGATGCTAAGCCACAAGCAAAAAAAGCTAAGGAGTTAGATGATGACCTCCCATTCTAACCTTGGTAAAGCGATACGAATGGCGCAGACAGCTAAAGGCATTAGCAATGTTAAAGTCTCTGAGCACATGGGGTGTAATCCGTCACAGATAGCGTCATGGCGTTACTGCGACGACATGATGTTTAGTAATGTTAAGAAGCTGGCAGAGTTGTTTGAGCTAAGTCTTGATGAGCTAGATGAGCTGGGGAGGTAAGATGCAATGTCCTTGCGGAGGCGCCACAAAACCATCTGGTTAATACATTAAATGCGATGGCTGTAGTCGTATTTATAAGCCATAAAAAAATAAGCCCCCAATTAAGGGGGCTATCGCTTTACAAGGGATTAGAAAGCGAATATCTTGAAAGTGTCTAAGTAACAAGATGTGATAAGTATAAGCAACTTCCTGCAATACCTCCATCTTTTTTACTAGTCAGAAGTTATCGGGCGTTAGGCCGAGGAACCGAAGAACCTCGGAGCGTAGTTGACCCTCTACATAATGCGCCCCGCAGGCCGAGAGCAGGTCAAGCGGATAGACGACAAGATTCGATACGGTAACTACAGCTCGCCATCATTAACTTTTTTATTTTTTTGCCCGTAAGGGCATTAAAAGGGGTAAGTGTATAAGGTGATTAAATGATTACTAAAGACGGTAGAGACTGGCAACCAACAGACGAGCAACTTATAGGATGGCAACACGCTTATCCTGAAGTAGACGTTTTCGCTGAGTTAAACGTGATGGCGGTATGGCTCGACTCTAACGAACCAAAAAGAAAGACTGAGCGGGGCATGCCTCGCTTTGTTAACTCATGGCTTTCACGGGCGAACCAAAAAGGCGGAAGCCCATTTGCACAGCAGGAGCAGGAGCAGACGGGCAAAATACCGATGAAGCAGTGGACACAGCTTGATGACCTGACGCACGACTTTATGCAAAACGAACGCTTTAGGCATTCATGTTTAAACAAGTACGGACAATACATGAGCTATGAAGGCGTGAGGGTAACCAGATGACCAACGTAACCAGTATTTACACGGGCGAAAAATATAACGCTCGCACAATTCTTAACGATGGCATTGGGCAAATAGCGGGTTGGCAAGGTGAGGCGGCTTTTGCCTTAGAGCTGATGAAACACAAGCTACCGTTCACGCATACAGGCTGTCTCAATCACCCCTATGACTTCGTTGTCTATGCAAAAGGTCGAAAGATAACCATCGACGTCAAATGCAAGAAGCGCAACGTACAGCCGTGCAGTACCTTTGAGGGGCATATCAATACGTATCAGCAGAAATTCAACGTCATGGCGTACGTTTTTGCGAACGTCACAGACGGTGAGGTAACCTTTATGGGCTGGATGTACAAAAAGCACTTTTGGCAAAAAGCGCAAATCGTGCAGAAAGGCCAAGTCACCGATGGCGGGTTTACTGAGTACGATCAGAGCGCCAAGCTCAAATACGTCGAGATGATACCTATGGACGCACTATGGGAGAGGCTTTGTGATGGGTGAGTTTTGGTTAATCAAAGACCCGCTAGAGATAAAAGACCGCATGAAAGCTTTCAAGGAATTTCTTGAAGATGAATGGAATTGGGACAAGCCCGTCTCGTGGCAGGTAAAAGAGTACAAGCCACGCCGATCACTAAGTCAGAATGATCTGTTTCACGTTTGGGTTAGGGACATGACGCGGCACTTTAAAAAGCGCGGCGGGTTCACAGGTACTGAGGACGATCTAAAGCTAATGCTTAAGTATAAATTTCTCGGCACTGAGGACGTAGAAGTCGGCAAGACGACGATTCCCGCGCAGGTTCGCGCCACTTCGACGCTAGACAGAGGAGAAATGTTATACTTCATGACACAAGTGGAAGCGTGGGCTATTGATCTGGGGGTCAAACTCACCAAGCCCACTCATTCGGAGTATTCAAAACTTGCGGGGGAATAGGCATGAGCCTTATGCAGTTTTGCAAAACCGAAAGGCAGAAAGAAATAATCAGCCGAGTAGAAGAAGGCAAGAGCCAGCGAGAAATAGCGAAAGAGCTTAAAATCTCGCGAAGCACGGTAGTCACTCACTTTGAGACTGTGAAATTGTCCGCCGCGAAAAAGGGCTACAGTCCAGAGCACGACTATACGCACCCTGTGCCTGATGGCTTCAAAATCCGTGGCGTCTCTACGCTGTACACTGACGGGAAGCCCGTAAGCCAGTGGGTAAAAAGTCAAAGCGACGAAGAGCGGCAACTTGAGCTATTAATCGAGCGCATGGAGCAGAGCTTAGATGCTGTAAAACCTTTCAAGCCCACGAAGCCGCCAAAGAAAAGCGATGATCGGCTTTTGTCACTGTTGACGATTACGGATTTCCATGTGGGCAGTGCCTGTTGGGAGGCGGAAACAGGCGACAACTTCGACACCAAGATTGCGGCAGACATATTCCTAAACGCGATGCACGATATGCTTGCGGCCTGTCCTAACTCACAGACAGGCTTGTTAAACATACTAGGCGACTTTATTCACTTTGACGGCATTAACCTCCAGCCAGTGACGAGCGGAAACTTTCACGTACTAGACGCTGACACGCGCTACACGAAGATTGTAGACGTAGCCATGTCGATAGTAAGGGAGGCCGTTAAAATGATGCTGGAGCGGTTTGAGCGCGTTGTGGTGGTGGTTGCAGAGGGTAATCACGACATCAGCTCTAGCGTCTGGCTTCGCAAGTACATCAAGCACCTTTTTGAGGATAGTCGGGTAGAGGTGATCGACAACGCGTTTCCATATTACGCCTATCTGCACGGCAACTGTATGCTGGGCTTTCATCACGGGCACAAGATGAAGCTGGCTAACCTGCACAAGCTGTTTGCAAGTGAGCCGCGATTCCGCGAAATGTGGGGGCAGGCATCGGCAGGCGTCTACATTCACATGGGCCATTACCATCATGAGCGGGTTATTGAAGACGGCGGCGCAGTAGCAGAAATGCACCCATCACTCACTGGGCGTTCAAGCTATGAGGCTCGTGGAGGTTGGGTGTCACAGCGTGGCGCAAAGGTGATTACATACGATAAGCTAGATGGCGAAGTACACCGCACCACGATTAGGCCGCGCCTGTGACGGAGAAAATGCCGATAATCTCGATGCCACTACCTGATGGCGGGCAAGTGGTTTGCAGAGTCGATGCGATAACAGCGGCAACCACTAACATGCGCAACGCTGATCTGACTGACGTGTACATTGAGGTAGCTTGTCCCGAGGGAATCACTATTGATGTCGATATTGACTCTTTTACAACGTCATGGCTCACGGCGCTTCTCACTACTATTGACGACTGGACAACATCCCGTGAGATGCACTGACTGCGGTAAGGACATGGAGCCGCAATTCACTGGCGACAACGGCAAGCTGAGAGGCTGGTTCTGCGAGTGTGGCAACTGGGAAAAGGCTATCTTGCGCGAGCGACAATTTACGAAAGAGACATACTATGGCACGCAAACAAAGCCTTAAAACAGTTAAAGATAAAGCGCATGAGTTACTACAACGGCTAGTAAGAATGAAAGCCGCAGACGAAAACGGATATGTGCAATGTGTATCGTGTGGGGTCATTAAGCACTATAAGCAAATGGACGGCGGTCACTTTATAAGCAGAACTTACAGCTTTCATTCTCTGCGTGAGGAAAACATACACCCCCAATGTAAAGGCTGTAATAGATTTTTCGGCAAGTGCCACGATGACTATAGGCGGTATATGGTTGAGATGTACGGTGAGGAGTTTGTTGACTGGCTTACCGATACAAAATGGACAATACACAAGTGGTCTATACCAGACCTAAACGAGCAGATAGCCGAATTCAAAGAGCGAATAAAAGATCAAGAAATACGACTCGGCGAGCGCAGTTCGTAACTTAAAACTAAATAATGTATAATACATATGGCGGCCACAGGAGTTGCAGTTATGTGTATACATCAGCAAAGACAAAGTTTCGCAGAAAGAAACAATTTAGTTGTTAGTACAAAAATAGTTAGCCTTTTAGAACGGCTTAGTCGCGATAAAGGGTTCAGTGAGCAAGACTATCTGAAAGTACTAGCACGACACCCAGACAAAGAGCGATTCGTTGCTGAAATTGCTAAACATTATCGTTAATTTATTTGCTTTTTCTTTACGAAAATAGTTTACAAATAACGATATGCCGAATACAGTCTTTCCAAGTTCAATAAAGAACTAACAAGGGAGAGGCAAAATGGCAACACGAGCAACATACCGTTTTTATACAGGCGACACCGCCTATCATCACTGGGACGGCTATCCACAAGGCGCCGCACATTTGCTAAGCAACGCATTAGTAGACGGCGGAGACTTAACTATCGAATCTTTTCTGAAGGCTAACGATAAAGCAGAGCGCACTGAAAGCCACCAAATTCACGGCGATACAGAATATCGCTACGACATCATGCGCAATCAAGAAGGCAAGTGGAGTATCAAAGTTAGTGAGCGCATCGACTTTAGTGATAAGTGGCGAATAGCCTATTACGGTTCAGCCCGCGATTTCTTCAAAAATTACGGAAGGCTTTAAGATGGGCAAGGTTATCGACTTTCAAACAGGTGAGGATTTGAATGAGGGATTGTCACCAGAAGCTAACGAACTGATGGAAAAAGTATTTGCAATTTGCACAGAGTCGCCATTAGAGCCTTCAGAAATTATTTGGCTAATGATGACTACTTTCGGTAACTCTATTTTTTATGGCCTTAGTAGAGACGACGCAGTCGACTTGTTTAGCTACATAGTCACCACTTTAATTAAAAACAATGAATTGACGTTCACTGAAATAATGCGCGCAATGAGTGATGACTAGTAAATTTACAGAGCAAATGACACTGACAGAGGTAGCCGCAGTTATGGGCATCTCACGTCAGCGGGTAAAGCAAATCGAAACGGTAGCACTAGAGAAGCTACGAAAGAATCCAAAGGTGAGGGGTTTGTATGAAGGAATTATCGACGGACGCATGGGCAGTGGTGCTGGTAGCAGTGATTTTATTTCTGTTTATGCTGGGGATAGTAGGGCAAGCTGACTACGAAGAAGAATTGCTACAGCAAGACATTTACTGCGAATTCGTAGACTTATGGGGGCAAACAAATGGTAGGGACGGACATCCTGACTTTAGAGGGATTTACGAAACGGCTTGCACAAATGGACAGCGAGGAGATTGAGGACACGATCATCGCAGTCAAAGCCGCACACGCTATGGCTAATCGACACGAGAAAGACATGGCGATATTATTTGACTACAGCATAGTGCCGCTCGATGATAATGACGAACCGCCACTAGAGATAGTCAGATACAAATTTCCAGCGTAGAGACGCATTGCCCGCACTAGCGGGCTTTTTTATGTCCGTTTACTATATGGTGTATAATGGCTCGCGGGGGACACTATATGTTGCAGACAGTAACAATAGATTGGCGGCCCGTAACACAGGGCGGTATGCCACGAAATGAAGGCACTTACCTTGTCGCATTTGACGACGGGGCAGTGGAGACATACCCCATGTCACACCAAGACATTAAACGCGGAGAAGTAAGAGACGGGCAAACACATGGCCTACTATGGGCTGAAGGTATACCGTCACCTTTATGAATTATGAATCTATCTATCAGCTATAAGTTAACCGAAGACCTATTTCCCTACGCTATGAACAGTCGCACACACAGCGACGAGCAAGTAGCACAAATCGCCGCGAGTATTATGGAGTTTGGATTCACAAACCCGATACTCGTTGATGAGAAAAATAGCATTGTTGCGGGGCATGGCAGACTACTAGCCGCAAAGCGCCTTAAATTACCTGAAGTCCCTACTATTGAACTAATTGGTTTGAGTGAAGCACAGCGCAAAGCTTATGTTATTGCGGACAACAAACTGGCACTTAACGCAGGCTGGGATAATGAAGCACTTTTCACTGAGTTAAAACGCTTACAAGAGTTTGACTTTAATCTTGACTTGCTAGGCTTTGAAACAGATGAGCTATCACTATTACTTAACGAAGTTGACTTCGAGCCAGCTAGTGAAGCAGATCAAGGACAGCTAGACGAGTTAGACCCTAAGTGGGTAACTTGTCCGCACTGTGATAGTCAGTTTGATATGAGGGAGGTCGAATGAATCACGAAACAAAAAACAAAAACATCCTGAACCGCTTTGAGTCTAGGGAAGGCGGGGTGCGCAGTAAGGCATTTAGAGTCGAACTATTTGATGGCACAAAGATGACTGTAGTGGATCTTGATTACAAAGGCTCTGAAGAAGTAGCGCAATCAGTAAAAAACAAATTTGGTGAGCGGCTAAAAAGTGTCACAGAAGCCTACGCTTAAAATAGATTGGGCCAGCCACGAGGCGGCAAAGTTTGCCTGTATTAACTGGCACTACAGCAAGTGTCTGCCAATTGGCAAGCTAGTGAAAGTCGGTGTTTGGGAAGATGGCAAATACATAGGATGCATCATTTACAGTAGGGGAACGGCGCGGCACTTAGGCACAGCCTACGGTCTCACGCAGGCGGAGTGTGTAGAGCTTACGAGGGTAGCCTTGAAAGCGCATAAAGCGCCCGTGAGTAAAATGCTCGCGCTAAGTCTTAAGTTTTTAAAGCGGTCCAATCCAAATATAAAGTTAGTAGTTTCATTTGCCGCTAAGTCTCAGAATCATCACGGCGGAATTTATCAGGCGACAAACTGGATTTATGCAGGTGAGACAGCGGCGAATGCAGAGGTAACATACAAAGGTAAGCGCCTTACTAATCGAGCATTCATGCAAATGGTTTGCGACAGCCCCTACTCTCTAAATGAGTGGATTGAAAAAGGATGGGTGCAAGACGTAGTTAAGTTAAGTAAGCATCGCTATTTGATGCCGCTAGATGATAAAGTTAAACAGCGCGTTGCAAAACTCGCAAAGCCATACCCTAAGCGTACAAAAGAGCAGGCGCTAGGTGACCAGCCTAGTCTGGGCGGTGCAACTCCGACCTGTACGCTCCAATCTAATGGCTAAGAATAGCGGGGGACGCCCGCGAACAGAGCTAACAGAAGGGCAAATAGCAGAGCTAGAAACATTAGCCGCTGTACTAAATCAAGATCAAATAGCTGACTACATGGGCATACCAGCTCGAACATTGCGAGCAGTATTGTCTCGGGATGAATCAGTTTCTGCCGCCTATAAAAAAGGAAAGGCAAAAGCTATAGGCCGAGTCGCACAAAGTTTGTTGCGAAGTGCTACCGACGGAAACACGACGGCGCAAATTTTCTACTTAAAAACACAGGCAGGATGGAAAGAAACAGAGACGGAAGCACAAGACTTGCCACCTGTTGTAATACAGCTTACACGCGATGAAGCTGACAAAACCTCAAACTAAAATTTACGATGATTCGGCTCGGTTCCGCGTTGTTGTTGCTGGGCGACGATTCGGGAAGACGTTTCTCAGCACTGCAGAAATTCTAAGCAAAGCCTTAACGGCTAAAAATCAGCACGTCTGGTATGTCGCTCCAACGTATAAGGCCGCGAAAGAAATTGCATGGGAAATGCTTATCGAGCAAATACCTCGCGAATACATAGCAAAAACAAATGAGTCTTCGCTCACTATTTACCTGTTAAATGGGTCTACCATTTCTTTAAAAGGAGCTGAAAAACCCGATAACTTACGTGGGCGCTCGCTAGACTTTGTTGTGCTTGATGAGTTTGCCGATATGCGGCCACAAGCATGGTACGAGGTGCTGAGACCTTCATTGAGTGATAGGGGCGGTTCGGCAGTCTTCATAGGAACGCCAAAGGGAAGAAATCATTTTTACGACTTATACGGCAAAGGATTAGATGGCGATGACGGATGGAGTTCACATCAATACACCACGATTGAAGGCGGAAATGTTGCACAAGCAGAAATTGAGTCAGCTAAAGCAGACTTGGACGAGCGAACCTTCGAGCAAGAATACGGTGCAAAATTTGTCAATTACTCAGGCATTATCTACTACGGGTTCAAGCGAGAGGAGTCAGTTGCAAGACATACCGATGATCTCGGTGTCATACACGTAGGCATGGATTTCAACATTGATCCGATGTCTGCTGTCCTAATGGCGCGACACGGTGACATCTTGCACGTCTTCGATGAGATCGTTTTGTTTGGCTCAAACACCGACGAGATGGTTGACGAAATACGGCAGAGGTATGGCAGGCAGTCGCGTGTTATAATTTATCCCGATCCAGCTAGTCGTCAGCGTAAGACAAGCGCAGGCGGTAGAACTGATCTGTCTATTTTGCAGAATGCAGGCTTTGAGGTACGCGCCAAGACAAGTCACAGTCAGATTAGGGATCGCATTAATGCGGTGAACGCACGTTTGCAGAGTAGCGATGGCAAGCGTCGTTTGTACGTTGATCCCAAGTGCAAGAAGGTGATCGAGAGCTTGGAACGTCACACATACAAGGAAGGCACTAGCCAACCCGAAAAGGACGGATTCGATCACATGAATGATGCACTGGGCTATGCGGTTGATTACTTATTCCCAATCAAAAAGGCGCATACACCTGTACAGCCGCAGAGGTGGACATGATCTACAACCATGATATCGAGTACCAGCACCCCGATTACGAGAACAACGTAAACCGCTGGGAGTTCTACGTTAGGAGTTACATGGGCGGTGAGGACTACCGCGATGGCTCTTATCTTACTAGCTACCTTAACGAGGACAAGAACGCCTATACCCGCAGGCTTGCCCTTACCCCGCTCGATAACCATTGCCGCAACGTCGTTCACGTTTACTCATCATTCTTGTGGCGTGTACCGCCGACTCGTAACTTTGCGGGCATGGAGGGCAGTGTTGATCTCGAAGCCTTCATCAAGGACGCAAACCTTGACGGCCAGAACTTCAATAGCTTTATGCGCGAGGCGCAAATCTGGAGCAGTGTGTACGGCCACGTTTGGCTGATGCTTGATAAGCCGCAATCAAACGCAGGCACACGCGCTGAAGAAATGGCGCAAGAGATTCGGCCCTATGTCACACTTATCACGCCTGAGAACGTCTACGATTGGCGCTGGGAGCGACAGCCTAGTGGACGCCATGAGCTTGTCTACTTAAAAGTCCGTGAGTCTGTTGATCGCGTAGATGGCACGACAACGGTTACGCACTTTCGTGAGTGGTACAAAGACAGAATCCGATTGATCCGCTACGACGGTGCAGACGCCGCACTGCTAGAAGAAATCGACAACCCCATCGGCAAAATCCCTGCTGTATGCCTACCTGCTAACCGCTCTATCGTGCGTGGCATGGGTATCAGTGACATTAGCGACATCGCCTATATGCAACAGGCAATCTATCAGGAGCTGTCAGAGATCGAGCAACTGATCCGCATATCTAATCACCCAACGCTCGTTAAGACATATGAGACTGACGCAAGCGCAGGGGCAGGCGCGGTTATAAATATCTCTGAGGACAGCGACGCAGGGCTAAAGCCGTACCAGCTACAGCCATCAGGCGCTAACCTTGACGCTATCCGCGCATCTATCACCGACAAGATCGAGTCGATTAACCGCATGGCGCACATGGGCGCAGTACGTGGCACTGAGGCAATCTTGCAATCAGGCGTAGCGATGCAGACTGAATTCCAAATGCTGAACGCCAAGCTGTCAGAGAAAGCCGACATCTTAGAGCTGGCAGAAGAGCAACTGTGGATGTTCTATTGCTTATGGCAGGGGCATGATCCGCACGAGGTACAGATCAGCTATCCAGATTCCTTCGATATCCGAGATTACGAATCAGAGCTTCGATTCCTACAGCAGGCGAAAGCATCGGGCGTTCGCTCCGACGTATTTGCTAAGGCAATTGATAAGCAGATCGCAGACTTGATTCTCGACGACGAGCTACTCGCATCA